ACGGTTCAGATACTGGTAACGGCGGTGCGCTAACTAATATTGCTTACCAACAGCCAACGGGGCTTAATGTATATACAGTAGGTACGGGATGGGGCGCTGGGCCTTGGCCTGTTACTGGCACAGTTACTTCTTTAACAAACCCTTTTGCTACAACTAATGGTAGTAACGTAGTTACCGTAACCCATACCGGACATGGCTTGTCTAATGGTAACGCAGTCATATTTTCTAACGCTACTGCTACTGGCGGTATTTCTGCTGTATTACTAAATACTCTTTTTTACCCAACAGTTGCTAACGCCAACGCATACACTATTACAGTTCAGGCTAATGCAACGTCTAACGTAGCTGGTGGTGGGGGTAACGTTACTGTATACGCCGAAACAGGAACTCGTGGTTGGGGCGAAGCGTTTATCGGGCAAGGAATTGGTCAGCAGTTACGGCTTTGGACTAACGACAATTTTGGGCAAGATTTAGTGCTCGCCCCTCGTGGCGGATCGGTGTTTTACTGGGAAGCTGCGTTAGGTACGCAGACTCGTGCCAAACTTCTATCAACCTTATCAACCAACAAGGGTTTTGACGGTACAAGGGTTCCAACAGCTACACTTCAGGTAATTGCCTCGGCTATTCAACGATTTGTTATTTGTTTTGGCGCCAATCCATATGACCCAGTAACAGCAGCCACAACGTTTGACCCCATGCTCGTACGCTGGTCAGATCAAGAAAACCCATACGAATGGGTTCCAGCAGTAACTAATCAGTCAGGCGAATTTAGAGTTGCTAATGGCTCGTTTATTATGACTGCTGAGGCTACTCGCCAAGAGATCTTAGTCTGGACTGATTCGGCTATTTATTCGATGCAGTACCTAGGACCACCCTATGTCTGGGGCTTCCAGATCTTGATGGACAACATATCCATCATGTCGCCAAACGCTGCCATTACGGTAAACAACGTCACCTATTGGATGGGTGTGGATAAGTTCTATATCTATTCTGGTCGTGTAGAAACTCTGCCTTGTGCCTTGCGTCAATATATCTTTACTGACATCAACAAAGATCAAGCGTTCCAAGTATTTGCTGGAGGTAATGAGGGATACAACGAAATATGGTGGTTCTATTGTTCTCAGGGAAACAATACTGTAGATAAGTATGTAATTTACAACTACCTAGAGCGCACTTGGGCTTATGGCTCTATGGCTCGTACCGCTTGGTTAGATTCTGGTATTCGACCATTTCCTATGGCTGCTGACTATAACAGTCGTATTTTGTTCCATGAGTCCGCTGTGGATGACGTAGCTGGTGAAACCCCAGTGCCAATTGTCTCGTATGTACAGTCCTCCGACTTTGATATTGGTGACGGACATAACTTTGGGTTTGTCTGGCGCATCCTTCCTGACGTGAACTTTAACGGCTCAAATACCAACAATCCTTATGTGACCATGCAAGTTAAGCCACGACAAAATTCGGGTACCCCTTATGGTGCAGCAGATGACCCGCAAGTAACTAGCGCTGATAACTTTACTAATGAGCCTGTGTATACGGTGCAAGAGTTTACGGGTCAGGTATATACCCGCCTGCGTGGTCGCCAGATGGCATTTAGGATTACCTCGGATTCGCTGGGTGTAGCGTGGCAGCTAGGTAGCCCCCGTATTGATATTCGTAATGATGGGCGTAGATAATGGCTGTCAATCCGCAAATTAAAATCTTAGATCTTAGGCCGTCAAAAGCGCCTAACTTACTGATTGCACCAGTAGAGTACAGCCAACTCTACCAAGATCAGCTTTTAAACGCCCTGCGTCTGTACTTTAGTCAAATCGATAACTTTACTCAGGGAATTACAGTGCCAGCTTCGGGTGTTACAGCAGACAGGCCAACAGAAAAATTAAAGGTAGGGCAATATTATTTTGATACTACAGTAGGGCTACCTATTTATTGGGATGGAACTAACTGGATAGATGCCGCTGGAAATGTGGTTTAAAAGGCGATGACATGATAAAGTACTGTTTATATTAGGCGAGGTATATCTATGGGAACCGGTGTAGGCGAGGCAATGTTAATTGGTGCTGCTGTCGGAGCTACGGCAGGTGGTGCTGGTGCGGCTATTCAGGGGGGTGATCCCCTTCAAGGCGCTCTTATGGGCGGTGCCATGGGTGGTATTGGTGGTGGCTTGGCGGGTGCCTTTCCTGGTGCTGCTGTTACTGGCGCTACTCCCGGTGCTGCTGTTACTGGCGCTACTCCCGGTGCTGCTATTACTGGCGCTGCTCCCGGTGCTGCTGTTACTGGCGCTACTCCCGGTGCTGCTACTGGTTTTGTGCCTTCTAGCACGGGGTTGATGGCGCTTCCTGGAGAAGCCGGTATTGCTGCATTACCTTCCGCTTCCGGTGCTGGGGTTTCTCCATTTGTAACTTCTAGTACTGGTCTTTCTGTATTGCCAGGTGAAGCCGGAACTGCTGCCCTTACATCTACTACTCCACCCCCTACAGCGAACATTTTTGGCTATATGCCAGGGGAAAAAGGATTTATCTCTAATCCCAGATTAGCCACTATCGGTGGCACTTCTCTCCTTGGTGGTTTGATGCAAGCCGAGCGTAATCGTTTTGGTATTCCCGCTACCGAAGACTATGTAAGCTCCTTTGACCCATCTAAATTTGTTCGTTCTACCCCTACTTATGCCCCAGAAAGCGTTTACGTACCTCAATACAGAGACTATACGACCGCTGCTGAAGGTGGGATTATGAAGCTAGCTGCTGGTGGGCAGCCTAGTGGTCCGGTAGAGCGTATGTCGATGATGGGTCAGCAACCTGGTATGTACCCTCAAGGAATGATCAATGCGCCTACTTATGCGGTGCCGAGCCAACGCCCAGCTAGTATGGAGATTGTTAGGTCAGACTATGACACCCCAGTAAACCCAATTACAGGTATCGGTCCTCAGTTTGCTGAAGGTGGTATTACCGACTTAGTCGAAGCGGCTAAAGCCCAAGGGTTAACCCCAGATGCTTATCAGAATATCTATGGTCGTGGCAACGCTATTATCGAAATGGAAAAACGCCTTAAAGAAGGTAAGCCAATGACAATGGCGGGCGGCGGTATTTCTTCTCTGGGAGGGTATTCAGATGGTGGCAGAATGCTTAAAGGCCCTGGCGACGGTATGTCTGATTCTATTCCTGGTGTTATTAGCGGTAGACAACCTGCTCGACTGGCTGATGGAGAGTTTGTGGTCCCAGCGGATGTAGTTAGCCATCTAGGTAATGGATCTACCGATGCAGGTGCTAAACAGCTTTATTCCATGATGGATAAGGTTCGCAAAGCTCGTACCGGCAAAAAGGCGCAGGGTAAGCAGATTAACCCACGTAAATATATGCCCGCATGAATTTAAAAGTACAGCCAGTCGCAATAGATTATGTGGTCCAGACTTGGCCTTATGTTGAGCAGTTTTTAAAAGATGGATTAATTAAAGGAGATCCGGCTCCAGAATGGAGTGATAACTATGACATTTCACACGTTCAGGGTTTTTTAACTTCTGGTGCTTGGACTTTAATAGTTGTGGTAGATGATAGTAACCAGATACACGGATGTTGTACGGTGTCGTTTGCTAATTATCCTAAGAATCGAGTAGCTTTTATAACACTTATTGGTGGAAAATTAATATCAAATCAGGACACATTTGAACAACTTAGTAACATACTACGCCTTGCTGGAGCGACAAAAATTCAAGGTATGGCTCGCCCTGCCATTGCTCGTTTATGGCGTCAGTTTGGGTTTGAAGAACGCACTACTTTAGTGGAAGTGAAACTATGAGCATATTACGATACAAACAAAAGCTTTTACCTTACGGAAACCCCATGGGGGGTAGAGGCGGTGGCGGCGGTGGTGGCCCAACCCAATCTACTAGTTACACCACCAACGTCCCAGAATATGCTCGTCCTTATGTAGAAACAATGCTGGGTGCTGCTCAGAAGCAGGCCTATAAGTACGACGATTCTGGCAATATTGTGGGTTTTCAACCTTATATCCCATACGGTGCCACAGTAGATGCACAAGGCAATATTACTAATACTGCTCAAGAACAAGCCCGAGCTGCCGTAGCCGGATTTTCTCCAATGCAGGAGCAGGCTTTTAGACAAACCGCTCAAATGCAGGTTCCTGGGCAATATGGTTTAGGTTCTATGTTCGCTGGTGCTGGTGGTATGGGCGCCGCTAATCTCGCTCAGCAAGCTGCCGGTGCGGGGCAACAATATTTTGGTATGGCTACTAGCCCTGAGGCTACTAGGGCATTTATGTCCCCATACATGCAAGAAGCGGTTAATCGTCAGAAGTTTGAGGCGATGCGGGACTATGATATTGGTCTGGCTAAACAACGTCAGCAAGCTGTGGGCGCCGGTGCTTTTGGTGGCTCTCGTATGGCAATCCAACAAGCCGAAGCCAATCGCAATTTGCAACAGCAGCTACAAAATATCCAAGCCGCTGGTACCCAACGTGCGTTTGAGCAGGCTCAACAAGCTCAGCAGTTTGGTTCTAATTTAGGGTTACAGGGAATTGGTGCAGCATTACAAGGTACAGGGCAACTTACTGCCGCAGGTAGAACTTTAGCCGATATTGGTGGTGCTCAATTACAGGCTCAGCAAGGTATTATCGGATTACAGTCCCAGGCTGGCGCACAGCAACAACAACTTGAGCAAGCTCGCATTAATCAGGCTATCCAGAACTATGCTCTTCAGCAGCAATATCCACA